TTTTAGGGCAACCCTCCCAAGTGCAGTTACCATCTTTGTCTAGCTTGCTAGCGCACACTTCACATCTTTTTACTCTTGCCATATCTACTCCTTTTATTCTTGCTCTTGTAGCTTCTCACGCTCTGCTAAAAGGCTTTTATACTCATTTCTTAGATTTTCAAGCACTGAAGCGTTGCCTATGATTAGAGCGTGGCTTATGTCATCCTTGCACTCTATTATGTCCGCTTCAAGTTCTGCTAGTCTTTCGGCATGCTCGTCGGTCTCGCCAGCCAAAATCTCATTTAGCTCGGCTTCATCTATCGGAGTTAGCCCCTTTTGTATTGGCGTCTCATTGTCCTCATATGCATAAATTTCATTATTTTTATCTTTGTAGTATTTCATTTTTGCTCCTTACCTTAGTTCTAGCCATTTGTGGGTGACTATGGTTGGTGCCACCAGATTTTCGATTTTATAAGTCATTCCATTTGGTATTATGAAATAACAAGTTTGTGCCGCATAGTTTGCAACAGCTGCTGAAAATTCAAATCTTATTGACCCATTAATCACCATTGTTGGTCTTGATCCACCTATTGGCTCCCCCGTTGTAATTGCTACCATAATAGGACGCCCAGTGGTATTTGTATAGACTATGCCGTTTTTTCGTTGGCTAGTCACGTCTTGCCAAGTTTGGTCTACGCCTATACTCTTGTTTGCTTCTATCGCATCACTTACAGCCTTTTCAGTTACTGCTACGTCCTCTTGCTTGGCAGTTATGGCATTTTTTAGTTTTACTATGCCTGCTTTAGCTTCGGTCGCAAGGGCTGGTATATCAGTTTTTTTCATAAATGTATTTTCACACCATTGTTGTGTAGCAAAAATACCCCAAATTTCAACCTCGTTTGCTGGGTTTTTGTTTGTATTTTGGCTTTTTGCAATATAGATAATCCCATTTAGGCTCACAACTGCTCCGATCGGATATTCCATATCTTTATCCCACTCGCCAATGCCTCGCTGTAATTGATAGGCTAGCGACTTATCCACACGATTAAAGGCGGCGTTAAAATACTCCATAGGTGGGATAAAACCTAAATTTTCGGTTACTCCCCACCCTCTTTTTACGTTTGGAAACTCTACTATTTCGCCGTCTTTTGCGTCGCTGGCGAAAATCTCATTTTTTGGCTTTTCGTAAATCATTACTGCTCCTTATATATTCTTGCAAACTTGCCAACACCAAAGGCTAGGTTGGCTTTATTTTGCTTGAAGCCAAAGCATTTTTTGTCAGCGATTAGTATCACGTTTAGCCCTACGCCTACTGGGCGAGCTAAAACATCGTTTTTAAAAATTAGGTTTATTAAAAATTGTGTTGTCTTAGTGTTTTTTAAGACTAAATTTATGGTCATATCGTAATTGTCAAATATGAAGTTGCCAGCCCCTAATAAAAACTCTAGCGACTTGTAGCTATTCTCTAGTGTCCCAGTTTGGTAGTTCTTGATAATTTTTGCTTTTATTAAAAATCTATAATCGCTATCGTTTAAGTAAAAACTTCCCTTTAGCGAGTTGCCGAGGCGGTAAAACTCGCCTTTATAAAAACCTTGCTTTTTTTCGGCTTGGCTAAAGGCAAAAAAATCTTTTAAAATCAAGTTTCTTTGCTCTCTGCTTACGCCCACGTGGCGACCAACTAGATCAAGAGCATATCCGCTAGCCGTATCAATATTTAATATCTCAGCTACCTTTATGGCGTCATCAAAAGTTTTATATACTTCATCATTTAGAAGCTTTGCAGTAGCCCTTGCTCGTGTTTTTTTGCGGTATTGCCAAATTAGCTCAACCATTACACTACCGCCAAATCAATATCGTTTTTATTGATCACGCATATTTCACGTACGGCAATAGGCAAATTTTGCCCACCATTTATCGTAAATTGCGTAACCTCAAAACCTTTAACGTCGTTGATAATGCTATATAAGCGGCTAATATAAATATCCTCGCCTATATTAAAAACATGGCTAGAGAGTAGCTCTTTTATCTTTCCTGTGTTTATGTCTGTTGCGCCCTCGGTGCGTTTTATACGCAAGAAAATTCTAGGGTTTATTTGCGTCGGTCGATCAAACCTAACCTCGCGCTTAGCCCCCATAAAATCAATTTCTAGCTTTGTTTGCCCTTGCACGCCACAGCCGCCAATTTTCTTTTTTAGTATCGCTTCACCTATTGCGTTATCATCTCCGCCTAAAATTATTGCATTTAAGCTGTGAGGTTCTACGCCGTTCGCGTCGGTTTGGTTAGTGTAGTTCTCTAAGACCTTGCATTGTTTTACGCCTTTTAAATTTAGTATGTAGCTTTCTAGCCCTTGGCGTTCGTCATTGTTGTTTATACTATGGCTTTGCATAAATCTAAGCAATAAATCGCCGTCGCTTTCCTCGTCTGCCCCTAAAATAGATTTTTGGGTAGCTACTACACGATCAACGCCCAAAATTATCTCTTGCATTTTTAGCTCGTCTTGGTCGTTTAATATAAATGCTCCCGTTTCTTGGCTTGTTATGCTAACCGCTTTTGATCCCTCAGCGCCTAGTATTACTTCGTAATCAGTTACCCACAAATCGCCGTTTTTGTCTTTTAAAATCGTGCCTTTTTTGATAATCGTGCCACTAGCTCCGTGTATCGTTACTCCGCTAGCCCTGCTATAGTCCGCCGTTTTTCGTAAAAGCCCTACATAAGCCACGCGCTGGTCTAGCCACTCGCCAGTCGCCAAATAAGGGTCTAGCATTTGCACGATAAAAGTAAGCACTTGATTGACCTCGCTTAATGCCTCGCTAAATAGCCCGATCATTTGTCCGTCTGGCGTTGATGATCCTAGCTCTAAATTTTCGCCGTAAATCGCCTTAAAGCCATTTTCTAAACGCTCTCTTATAGCCTCTAACTCATCTATTATTATTCTATTTTCATTCACTCGCATTTATATACAACCTTTGGCTTTCGTCGTAAATATCCCTATATTGCACCTCAATAGTTGCTTTGCGTTCATTTAGGTTTATATTTAAAATCTCTAAACTGCTAACGCCCTCAACGCTTAAAATTTGCCTTTTAACCTCGTCTCGCATTTTGTCAGTGTTAGGATTTTTGGCTAAATAATTAAACCACCTAACCCCGTTTTCAAAATCTAAAAACCAGTCATTGTAAAGGCTTAATATTTGCGTTTTTACATGTTGGGCTATTGCGGCGCTATCCGCTTTATGCCCTAATAGCCAGTCGCCCTCGCTATCTATTGCCCTTACTTTCACTTACTGCCCCTTAGTTTGGTTGTGTTGTTGTGCCGCCACTATCTCCGCCATGTGTATGGTGTTTTAAACTTACGCCACTACCTATCATATCTTTGGCGGTAATTGTGCCACTACTTACGCTATTGCCCTCGACTTGTGAAAAATTGCCAACTAGGTTTTTATTTCCTACTTGCTTGTAGTCGCCCGTCTGCTCTATGTTGCCCTTGATTATGATTTTCCCCTCGGTTAGTTTTAGGTAGGTGCTTTTGCTTAGCGTCCGCATACAAACGCCGTCTAAATCCACATCTTTAACCGCTTCTGGGCGTGGGCTAAAGCCAGTTAAAAAGAAGCCGTCCGAGTAGTCGTGTAGCCTAAAATCTAAGGGCTCGCTTTTTGCTGCACTAGCAAACCAGCCGTCAATACAGCGCTCAGCAAATACGCAAAGCCCATGATCGCCCTTTCTTATCGGCGTAGTAATCACAAAATCACCGCCCCTAAAAAATTGCACTGGCACATCATCTATCGGTGGCAATGGCACACTTACGCCATCACGCTTTAGCTCATTTATCATTAGCTCAACTTGCACCGTATTATCGCTAGCGTTAAATTTAACTACTTTTGCGGGCAGTGCTGTATGCACCCCTGCCTCAAAGCTTAATAATCCGCTATCAAAAATTTGTGTTAAATTTGGATCGTTCATTTTTTCTCTACCTTGTGAAATTTGCCGTTTACGGCGATTAGTTCCGTTTGCCAAGTATCGTTCAGAAAATCGCCGCTGTGGGTTAGCTGGGTTATCTTATAATCGCCGTCGTACTCGCTTAAAATTGATTGTATTCGCACGAGCGAGCCGATATTTAATTTTGGATTTAGTAAGCACGTAACCCTTAGTCCGTCATCGGTCTTTTCTGGGCTATTAATCAAGCCAGTTTTTTCACTTAAAACAAAGCCCTCGCTATCATTGGTTACTTTATCCTTTGGTAAAATATTTAAATTGCCATCTAATATATGCCAGTTAGCGTCGTTATTTTTGGCTACGTGCTTTAAATAATCCTTTATATCGCCACTTAATACTTTACATCTTGGTAAGGCTTTATCTTTTGGCAAATCCACCACGCCTTGCTTTGAGCTACTCATCGCTTTAACGCACATATTAACGACATCGCTATCTTTTACGCCAGCTTTTAGCGTCGTGTATACCCTAGATTTTGAATAGTCATTTTGTCCGTCGCCACACTCAATATGTGTTATAAAATCTAAATCATTGCGACTGGTGTAAGCCTGCGTAATTTGCCCCGCAAAAATTAATCTTGGCTCGTCGT